CATAGGGCAGACAACATAAAAACAGCGAAGTATTTCGTTAAAATTGGCTGGAACCCTAAGAATATACACGTTGTTGTTGACGATGAGGCTGACGATATTGAGGCTTACGAGTTTAACTGCGACAAGCTTGGCGTTAATTTACACGTAATAAATCAAGAGGAAGCGAGAAGAACCTACGACTACGTTCATAGACCTAGTGAGTCAAGAAGATCAGCAGGGCAGTCAAGGAATATGTTTTACGAGATAGCTGAGAGGTTAGACATAAAGTTTTACTGCGTTCAAGACGATGACACTACTGGGTTTCAGGTAAAGAGGAAAGGTAAATACAAAGGAATGGCGAGTTTCGATGATATTACGTTGTTTTTTGAGGCGATCAAAGAGTTTATGTTAAGGCGTAGAATCGGCTGTTTTGGAGCAAGCCAAACGGGAGACTTTATGTCAGGAACTAACAGGAAACTTCTAAGAAACAAAGTGATGAATACCACGTTTTACAATACACCGTTTATCTATAAAGGCGAGAGAGGCGTTCAGGACGATGATACAAGCCAATTTGTGGGAATAATGAACGAAGGACTATTCACGGGAAGTACTGGTGATGGAATAGTATTAATACAGACCTCATCTGCGACAGCGAAGGGAGGATTAACCGAATTATACAACGAATGTAAGTTGCTTAATAAATCGCTAGTTTGTCCGATACAGTTTCCTAGTGCGATATACGCTGACAGCCAAAAGACGAATGGAGGTAGAATACATCATAAAATAATATCGAAGTATCTTTACCCTAGATTAATAAAGACCATAGCGGCAAATAATATCAGGTGGGACACTTACCCCGAAGATACTCCTTTTACTAACGAAAACTTAATGACCAAAGATGTCGTATAAAACTAAAGAACTGCACGCCACAGCAATGAAGGCGATAACGAAGCATAAGTTATTCTTTATCGAAGACGTGGTCGCTTACTTGCCGTGTTCTAAGCCTACATTTTACGAACATAAACTTAACGAAGCTATCGATATAAAGACGGCTCTTGAAAATAACAAGATAGAGATAAAGGTATCGATGCGAAGTAAGTGGTACAAGAGCGAGAATGCTACGCTTCAAATGGGACTCTATAAGCTGATTGGCAGCGAGGAAGAGTATCACCGATTATCCAACACTAAGATTGATATAACGACTCGCGAGGTAGCCCCGTTTAAAGGGATCGACTTGAGCGATATAGAGGAGGAGGAGGAGGATTAAAATTCGTTAAATGAGTTTCATTAAGACGACAGCGCAGGGTAAGATCGTTAAACTAAAGAAGAGAGTCAGAGTCGTTCAGGGAGGCACAAGCGCCAGTAAGACATTCACGATTTTACCTCTGCTTATCAGCTACGCTTTGTCGAAGCCTAATGTATCGATCAGCGTTGTTTCGGAGACTTTCCCGCACTTAAGAAAGGGCGCTATACGGCATTTTAAGAATATCATGGTCTCTACCGGAAACTGGAACGGAAAAAATTATTTATCGTCTACCGCTACCTATACGTTTAGCAATGGCAGTTATGTCGAGTTTTTTAGCGCGGATCATCCCGATAGATTAAGAGGAGCAAGGCGGGATATCTTGTTTGTTAATGAAGCCAATAACATTAAGTTTGAAGCGTGGCAACAATTAATCATCCGTACTAGGTTGTTCGCTTATGTCGATTTTAATCCCTCACATGAGTTCTGGGCGCATACTGAGCTAGAAGGCGAGCCTGATACAGATTGGCTAACATTGACTTATAAAGATAATGAGGCGACTCCTAAGGAGGTGGTTAAAGAGCTTGAGAGAGCAGAGAAGAAAGCAGAGAAGAGTGAGTACTGGCGAAACTGGGTAGACGTCTACGTTTACGGCAAATTAGGTTCTAGGTCTGGAGTGATATTCAAGGAGCATCAGAGCTGGAATCGAATTAGTACGGTTCCTAAGAACGCTCGTTTACTAGGATATGGGCTCGATTTTGGTTACACAAATGACCCCACATCTTGCATAGCGGTCTATAAGTTAGATAGCGAATATATCTTTGATGAGGTGTTTTATAACACGCTCTTAACGAACGAGGATATAGTGAATCGTTTAAAGAGGAACAACCTCGATAAAATCAAAGGATGGGCTGATAGTGCGGAACCTAAGTCTATCGACTATTTAAAAGCGGCTGGCTGTCGTGTGGGAGGGGTAACGAAAGGAGCTGATTCGATCCGATTCGGGCTGGCTCTTATGGGGGAAAGCCTTTTTTACGTTACTGACGAAAGCACGAATCTAATTAAAGAACTAAGAGAATACTCGTATAAGATAACTAAAGAAGGCAAGACGATTAACGAACCTGAGAAGAGTCAGAGAGATCACGCGATAGATGCGGCTCGTTATTTCGTTATGATGGACAGCAAGCGTAACGCCTCTGAACTGGTCTTTGTTTAATCAGTATCTTTGGGGCAAAATAACGGCAATATGGGTTTATTCGACTTTTTTAAAAGTAAAGCGGTTACTAACTTATCGTCTGAGCAAGTGCGATCTGCTTTGCTTCAACAAATAGGAGGCGGTTTAGTTGTCCCAGAGGACAATGCACGGAGCTACATAACAAGCGGATATAATCTTAACATAGTAGTACATTCGGCAGTACGTTACATCACAAGGCGAGCGGCTGATATACCGATTAAGCTTGTTCTTACGGGTAAAGATGGCAGGAAAACGAACATAGACAAACACCCTATATTAGACCTCTTAAGAAGACCTAACGATATTCAGAATTATAACGAATTTGCAGAGCAGAGTCTAGGATTCTATCTGCTTACGGGAAATAGCTATAATTACCAAGTAAAAAGCACGACAAGAGAATCAGCAATACCTTTAGAGCTTTATAACCTCCCAGCACAGTATGTTGATATTAAAACAAGTGGAAATACCGGGACGGAAGCTATCGAGGCTTACAACCTAAGAACAATCAGCACGCAAAACTTCGATCCAAAGCTTATTATTCACTTAAAAACTCCTAACTATCTATTTGATAACGGGCAGTGGCTCTATGGGATAAGTCCGTTAAAAGCGGCTCTGAAATCTTTAAACACAAACAATAGCAATCAGACCGCTTTGGCTAAACTCGCCCAAAATCTAGGCGCGATAGGTTTGTTAATGTTTGACCAAAAAAGCAATGACGATGTAAAATCGCCCACTAAGGAGCAGTTAAGAGGAATGCAGAGCTTTATTAACAAGAGCGTTCAGGGTGTGACTAATAGAGGAGGAATACGAGTGATATCGCAGATGTTTAAGTGGCAAAACATTTCGGCTAGTGAAAAGGATTTGGGACTTTTGGAGGGTTCTAAAATGACCGCTAGAGACATTTATTCGGTTTACGGATTAGACTCTAAGCTATTTAACGATCATACTTCTAGCACTTACAATAACATAACCGAGGCCAGAAAAGGAGCTTATACGGAGGCTATCTTACCTACGTTAAACGCTTGGCTGGCTAAGTTAAACGCGGAGTTCTTTACCGAGAGCGATGGTTTGTGCTTAAAACCTGACTTATCAGGCATCGAGGTGCTTCATAAGGATCAGACAGAGCTGATTAACGTTTTGAAAGATGCGTATTTCATTCCTACAAGCAAGAAACAAGAGCTAGTTGGAATCGAACCCGACTTCGTTCTCCCCGAATACCTTATTCCAGTAAGCTTGACCGACCCCGATGCTATACCAATAGAGGAGGAGACTCAGAAGCGATTAGCGAAGATCATTCAGGATTACAAAGAGAAGTAGATGCGAGAGGTAGGAATGAGTCAAAATCACTGGACAAGGCTAACGAACAAGGACGAACGAGTTTGGCGAGATGAGTTAATCAGCTTATTCGAGGAGCAGATGGACACGATACTCGTTAGATCAAGGATAATAGGCTACAAGGCGGTATCTGATGAATTGAACGGCATAATTAAGATAGAGGACTATCGCAGACTATTTGAGCAGCTTATTATCCCGCAAGGCGCAAAGTATTACGACTTTATAAAGACCCGCGCAAATGGGGTTAAAAAGCATTTTAAGATAAAAGCCATCCCCCCTGACGACCCGTACTATTTATTTATGCGGGAATACTTGGACAACAAAACCGCTACGGACGTAAGGACAATAGCCGAAAGCAGTAAAGCTGAGGCAAGGAGAGCGATAGCGGCTGCGGTAGAAT